GGACATGGGTAGACATGAATAAAGCATACTGGCTTAGTTGGGTTCCTAAGAAGTCTGATATCAAAATCGTTACAAGACTTAACAAAGAACAAAAGAAAGAAGCACGTGATGAACTGTGGGAAGGGTTACAATCCTCTGCACAATTCACACGTGATAGAAACAATGCAAGAAGAAGACAGAAAAGACTTGACAAGAAAGTTTAACTGTGGTATAATGCGACAACTTAATACAATCCAAAGGAGGAAAACATATGTATGAGTATGTAAAAGGAAAGGCAATGTGGGCTAATGTCACAACGCCTAACACGAGGTTTGAACCTCACAAGTATGGCTTAACTGTACTGACTGATACTGAAACAGCATCTAAGTTAGAAGACTTAGGACTGAATCAAGTGAGGTCAAGAACAGGAGAAGCTAAGTATGATGAACCTGCTTTTACTTTTAGTAAGAGAGCAACTAAGAATGATGGAAGTGCTAATGTTGCACCTAAATTAGTAGACGTTGATGGTAACGCTATGGATGTTGCTGTAGGTAATGGCTCTGAAGTGACTGTTAAAATCAAACCATATAAAAATAATTATGGTAGGTTTGCAGAACTAATGGCTGTTAAAGTAGAGAACTTAATTGAATATGCTGAACAAGATTCAGACAACGAGGAATTTTAATATGATTATTACTATTAAGAATGATGATGGCGAATCAGTCTACGATGTTACTAAGATTGAAGACGAACAGAAACGAGCAGGTGCTAACGTATCTATCAGTAAGATAGGAACATTGAATGTACTAGTAGAGGCATTGAACTATGCTTCACAAGGACATCAAAGCAACCTTGAATCTGTATTGAAAGATAGCCCAGAGGCTGTCGTAGAACAAGAAGAAGAAACTGTAGAAGATTCAGAAGACGAATCTTAATTCATAGTGAGGGCTAACATGGATAAAACTTGGGATAAATTACATCAACCTTGTCCACTTTGTGACAGTAGTGATGCTGTTGGAATCAATGAAGATGATTCAGCAAAGTGTTTTAGTTGTGGAGAATTTATGCCGAGCTATACTAACGCATGTGGAGGAAAGGATATGCAAACAGCAACAACAACACAGACTAAACAGCCTGATGTAGTAGATGAAGGTAATTTTTCTGCCTTAACAGATAGAAAGATTACTATGAACACAGCCAAGAAGTATGGAGTTAAGTGTGTACACGACCTGCAAGGTAATGTAGTTAAACATTTCTATCCGTTCTATAATGGTCATGAGTTATCAGCTACTAAAGTTCGTAACGTAAAGAGCAAAGACTTCTTTGTATCTGGAACTTACAACGAGACAGGTTTGTTTGGTCAACAACTTTTCAAGGGTGGTAAGTACGTTACCATTACCGAAGGAGAGTGCGATGCTATGTCTGCTTATGAACTACTTGGTTCTAAGTGGGCTGTAGTATCTATTAAGCGTGGTGCTAATGGTGCAGTTAGAGACATCAAAGAAAGCTTAGAGTTCTTTGAAGAGTTTGAAAATGTAATCATTGCATTCGATAATGATAAGGCAGGAAAGGAAGCATCTATTAAAGTTGCTAGACTTTTCAAGCCCGGAAAAGCTAAGATACTTTCTTTACCTAATGGTTTTAAAGACCCTAACGATATGCTTCGTTCTAATAGGCACAAAGAATTTGTTGAGGCTTGGTGGGCTAGTAAAGTTTACACACCTTCAGGTGTTATAAATGTTACTGAACAACGTGAGAAATTTCACAATCGTGAAAAGAAACAAAGCGTTCCTTATCCTTATGAAGGACTGAACAAGAAATTGTATGGTCTTAGAGCAGGAGAACTGGTCACACTTACAGGTGGTACTGGTCTTGGTAAGTCAAGTGTTACAAGAGAACTTGAACATCATCTTATTAAGAACACAGAAGACAACGTAGGTATCATAGCATTAGAAGAAGATTGGAGAAGAACCATTGATGGTATCTTATCTATCGAAGCTAACGCTAGGTTGTACGTTGACCAAGAACGTGAGAAGTTTTCGAAAGAAGAATTAGATAAGATGTTTGATATGCTATACGATGGCGATAACCGAAACAGAGTATGGGTACATTCCCATTTCGGTACCAACGACATAGATGACATCTTTACTAAGCTTCGTTTCATGATTATAGGATGTGATTGCAAGTGGGTGGTCGTTGACCATTTACATATGTTAGTTAGTGCTGTACATGAAGGAGATGAAAGACGAGCCATTGATACTATCATGACTAGACTAAGAAGTTTGGTAGAAGAGACAGGTGCAGGAATCATTTTGGTTTCACACTTACGTAGAGTTGATGGTAACAAGGGTCATGAGAATGGTATTGAAGTATCACTATCTCATCTAAGAGGTTCCAATAGTATTGGACAGCTTAGTGATTGTGTGATAGCATTAGAAAGAAATCAACAAGCAGATGACCCTGATGAAGCTAGGACTACAAGACTAAGAGTTCTTAAGTCTAGGTATACTGGTGATGTAGGTCTTGCAGCTAGAGTAATCTATGATGCCGAGACTGGTAGACTATCAGAACTTTCTGATAATGATATAGAATTTGACAACAGTTTAGATGAGGCATTTTAGTTATGGATTTAGTATTTGACATAGAGACAGATGACCTTAAGGCAACGCTGATACATTGTATTGTAGCACAAGATGCAAACACAGGAGAGATATATAAGTATCCGCCTGATAAACTATCTGAAGGTTACGAGCTTTTATTAAAAGCCGACAGGTTAATTGGACATAACATTATAGGATTTGATATACCATTAGTAGAAAAGTTTGGTAACATTGACCTTAGTAATAAAGAAGTTATAGATACTCTTGTACTCTCTAGGCTATTCAATCCTACCAGAGATGGTGGACATAGTTTAGAGAAGTGGGGATATAAACTTGGCTTAGCTAAGATTGACTTTGAAGATTATGTCAACTACTCTCCTAAGATGTTAGAGTATTGTGTAAGAGATGTGCAAGTAAATACATTAGTATATAAATCACTTCGCAATGAGTCGAAAGGATTTAGTAAATCTTGTATAGACCTTGAACAATCTGTAGCTAAGATTATTAAACAGCAAGAAGTAAATGGTTTCATGTTTGATATGGAGTCTGCTTTAATGTTATTAGCAGAGCTAAGAGAAAAGTCTCAACGTATAGAAGATGAAGTACATAATACATTCAAACCTAAATGGGTGGATGATAAGTTAGTCAAGCCTTACATTAAGAAGGATGGTAACTTATCTAAACGTGGTGTAACTGATGATGAGTATCAAAGATGTTTGGATACAAATAACTTTGAGCCTTTCATGAGACAGACTTTACAAGAGTTTAATCTTGGTAGTCGTAAACAGATTGGAGAATATCTTATTGACTTTGGTTGGAAGCCAGATAGGTTTACACCTACTGGTCAGCCAATCGTTGATGAGAAAACACTATCAGCAGTTACACATATACGTGAAGCAAAACTTATTGCAGACTTTCTCTTGATACAGAAACGAATAGCTCAAGTAGATTCTTGGGTTAACTCTGTAGAAGATGATGGTCGTGTTCATGGTTTCGTTATACCTAATGGTGCTATCACAGGTAGGATGACTCATAGAAGTCCTAACATGGCACAAGTACCTTCTGTTCACAGTCTTTATGGTAAAGAATGTAGGTCTTGTTGGATTGTAGACGAAGGTAATGTACTACTAGGAGTAGATGCTAGTGGTCTAGAGCTTAGAATGTTAGCACATTATATGAATGATGATGACTATATAAAGGAGATATTAGATGGAGACATACATACAGCTAATCAAAGAGCTGCAAAACTTGAATCAAGAGATAAGGCAAAGACATTCATCTATGCACTTATGTACGGAGCAGGAGATGAAAAACTTGGTAGCGTGGTCGGAGGAAATACATCGGATGGTAAGAGAGCTAGACAATATTTCTTTGATAATAAGCCTACATTTAAGTCTCTTAGAGACAGAGTACAAAGAGCAGCTTCAAAAAAATACCTCAAAGGTTTAGATGGTAGAAAGCTTTACATACGTAATGCTCACTCTTCTCTTAACACTTTGTTACAGGGAGCAGGTGCTATCGTTATGAAGAAAGCATTAGTTATACTTGATGAGTTACTTGTATTGAACAACGTGGAATATAAGTTTGTTGCCAACATACATGATGAGTGGCAGATAGAAGTTCCTAAGTGTCATGCCGAGAAGGTAGGTCAGTTGGCAGTAGATAGTATTGTGAAAGCAGGTACACATTTTAATCTTCGTTGTCCTTTGGATGGTGAATACAAGACAGGGAGAAGTTGGAGTGAAACACACTAAAGCTTGTACTAAATGTGGTATAGAAAAAGAATACACTGAAGAATTTTTTTCTAAGAGAGAGCATGGTAGACTAAGAGCCGAGTGTAGAACATGTTATAATAAATACTACAGGGATAACAATCACAAATACCTCAAAGCAAGTATGGTTTATGATGCAAAAACAAGAGCCAAGAAAAAAAATATGGATTTTAATTTAGTAAAAAAAGAAATACACTTTCCAGAAATATGTCCAGTTCTTAATATTAAATTAGTCCACGGTAGAGAAGACTGGAAAAGTTCTCCTACAATAGATAGGATAGATAACTCTAAAGGATATGTATTAGATAATTGTATTGTTGTTTCTAATCTTGCAAACACTATAAAAAATTCAGCAACTCCAAGTGAGATATTAAAAGTTGGTAAGTTTTATAAGAAACTATATGAAGAAAAAGGAATTAAAGATGAAGCAAAATAATAAACACTGCGACAGTAGAAAAGGAGACATGGCTGAATACTATGCTGTAACTTGGTTATGGGATAATGGTTATGAAGTATTTAAGAATTGCGGGTGTACAGGACTTGCTGATTTAATTACTCTTAAAGATGGTAAAACAACTTTGGTTGATGTTAAAACTGCACAACCTCAACTACATAAAAAGAAAGGTAACAACTTTACAAAATGTTGTAGTAGAACTCCAGAACAAATAGAAGCAGGAGTACAACTGTTACAGTTTAATGCTGTAGATAGAAGTTTATATTTTACCAAACACAGAGATAAAAACTATGACTAAAAATAAAAAAACACTTGACACATTAGTAGAAGACATCTATAATAAGATAGGCGTACTAGCTGATAATCAACACATTGATTTAGAAGAAGATACAATAGAACAGTTTGGCGAATCAATGAAACAGATTCTGTATGACTGGTCTCATCCTACTCCTCGCGGTAAACCTGCACTTAGAATGTCTAACATAGGTAGGAAAGAAAGACAGTTGTGGTATGATATGAAGTCAGAAGGTACTCCTGAAAGAATGCCTCCCTCATTATTCATTAAGTTCTTATACGGACATTTACTTGAAGAGATAGTTTTATTTCTTGTTAAGTTATCTGGACACGAAGTAACAAGTGAACAAAAAGAGATAACAGTATCTGGAATTAAAGGACACATGGACTGTGTTATTGATGGAGAAGTTGTTGATGTTAAGACTGCTTCAGGTTTTGCCTTTAAGAAATTTAAAGATGGTACACTAGCAGAGCAAGATGCGTTTGGATACATGGCTCAACTAGCAGGTTACGAAGAAGCAGAAGGTACAAACAATGGTGGATTCCTTGCCCTGAATAAAGAGTCAGGAGAGTTAGCTATGTTTAGACCAGATGACTTTGATAAACCAAATATCAAAAAGAAAATAAGTAGTGTCAAGAAAGCTGTTAAGCTTAAGACACCACCAGAAAGATGTTATAATCCTATACCTGATGGTAAGTCTGGTAACATGCAACTACCTAAAGGTTGTGTATATTGCAGACATAAGTTTGAGTGTCACAAAGATGCTAACGAAGGTAAAGGATTAAGAGTATTTAAATATTCAAACGGTAATAGATACTTAACTCAAGTACCTAAAGTCCCTAATGTTATAGAGGTAACACAAATATGAG